GGAACGCACAATACAACACATACGAATTCCCATAACAAAACATTCAATTTGAGCGTATTCCTCAATGAGGATTGTAAGAACGCGATCAATTTCAAGGATTTTGTAGAGAGCATTGAAGTATCGCGCGAAGACCTTACAAACACAGGGCAATTAGGGTTCGTCGGTGGGATTTCCAAAATACTTATGGATCACTTGAAGGAACTGGGAATACATGAACGCCCCATCCATTGCACCGATCTGAAACGAGAGACTGTGTATATTAAAGAGAACAATGAATGGAATAAAGAGACCGACGATACCAAAATGCGGAGTGCTATACAAGAAGTAACTAGGAAGAGCATGGGAACTCTCAGTGATTGGAAGAAAAACAACCCGGAATACGCGAATGTCAATTCCCAGTTCTCCAATGAGTGCGTAACTATGCAGCGCAACTCTGTCGCAGGGTACGAACGCGATACTCTGTATCCGAGGGTAGTGAGAGAACTTAACAAGGTCATCGCATTGAAGGATCTCAAGACGCCATAGAGAACCCGACAATCTTACTATAGGAGAGAACACAACAATCTTACTATAGGATATAACCCGTCAATCTTACTTTATAGAGAACCCGACAATATAATATGCTGTAATAATCCAATATAACAGTATATAAACGAAACGAGAAATGAGTGACATATCAAGAAATGAGTAACATATTGAGAAACCGGTTCCGTTATAACGGAAGGATATACAACCCCGTGTCTAACAACGGAAGGAGGGGTTCGGGGAACCTTGGTTCCCTGATTTTGTGTTGAAACATAGAAAATTGATTCTGGTTCTCTCAGTTACTTTATTGAATCACCTAGTCTAACAAACTATTAAAAAACCAACACCAACACTAACATGTCTACTGAGATTGTCAACACCAAGGTCAAGAAGATCACTCTTGCCGGAAAGTATTCCAAGTTCTTGGTCTTCGGACACTGGTTCATCCAGCGTTTGAATGCCGATGAGGCTGTCGTTGCCGCCGCGCGCGATACCCTACAGATGTTCCTCTCTCCCGAGGAACAGAATCAGATGTTTGACTTGTTCTTCAACGAGCTCAAGACGTCTACTGCTGAGATGAAGGCTCTCATCAAGCAGCACAACAAGCCTCCTCCTAAGGCCAAGAAGGAGAAGAAGGTGAAAGAGCCTTCTGAAAAGAAGCCCAAGGCCAAGGGCAAGAAGGCGACTGAGGTTGTCACCGATCCGCAGGATGCTCTTGTTGCCGAGATCGTCGCTGCCGCACAGACTGAGATCGCCCCTGGCGCCGAACTCAGGACTCTCCTCCGAAAGGGGGAACCTACGGTTCCCCCTAACCCCCTCCCTTTGACGGCGGAGGAAGCGGTTGTAGCTGTTGCTGAGCCTCCCAAGAAAAAGGTCGTGAAGAAGGCGGCTAAGACCGAGAAGCCTACTGAGGAGGCTGTTGTAGTCGTTGCGGAGAAGCCCGCTGAGGAGCCTGTCAAGAAGAACGACAAGGCTGCTGAGAAAGAGGCCAAGGAGGCGGCTAAGGCTGCTGAGAAGAAGGCTAAGGAGGATGCCAAGGCTGCCGAGAAGAAGGCCAAGGAGGATGCCAAGGAGGCCGAGAAGAAGGCTAAGGAGGATGCCAAGGCTGCTGAGAAGCAGGCCAAGCTGGCTGAGAAGAAAGAGAAGCCTGCCAAGAAAGAGAAGCCTGCCAAGAAGGACACCAAGCCTGCTGAGCCTGAGCCCGAGCTCACTTCTGACAATGAGGAAGGGAGGGGGTCAGGGGGAACCGTAGGTTCCCCCGAAGAGGAAACCCTCAATCTTCGACCTATCTCCTTCCCCGATGGCAAGACCTTCCTACTTGATGAAGAAAACAACCTTCTTTATGACCCTAACTCTATTCATAACGACGACTTCCTACCCGTCGCTAATTACAGGGGGAACCAATGGTTCCCCCTTACCCCCTCCTTGACCGAGGAGTAAATTATTAAACTTATAAACACAAACATTAATAATAACTTAACGAAATAAAAAATGGGATCTATTCCCTTTTTTATTTTTTCGGAGAATCATATAAACAAATTTTTGGTTATATGATATATATACACAATGCAATTTATTAGTATAGAAGACAACTTTCTGAATAATGAACTATTTAATGAGTGTTTGTATTTTTCAAATATAACTTTTACAACAGATTCAATGGATTCATTTGATACCAATAAAACATGTTGGGAAGATGATATGATAAAGGATAGTGCAACTATTTATATAAAACGTCTAGATTACGGAGAACTTTACAATAAAATTAAAGAATCAATATCATTAAAATTAGATATTGATACATTAAAATGTATAAATTTTTACTGGTATTCGCCAGGGAGCCATATCCCATGGCACAATGATTCTACGCATAACGGAGGTATAACAATATATTTAAATGACTGGGACATTGATAACGGTGGTCTTTTTCTGTTTAATGATAAAAATGACGGGATAAGAGCTATTGTTCCAAAACGAAATAGATTGATTCAACAATTCGGCAGAGTAGACCATTCTGTTATGCCTACTACAACTACGAGTATACCAAGGAAAACTATCCAAATATTCTATTAAATCTAATTGTAAATCACCTATAATATGCGATTTTTCGGAAATAGTACCGTTTGTATGATGGTTAAATTTTATTTGAATTTTATAAAACTAATAAAAGATACAAAAATTTTGTTAAAATGATGCTTATTTAATGAAAAGTATACTTGTAAGAAGATTATATGTTATAGATATTATAAATATAAATAAAAATATAAATACAAAGTATGTTTATTTTTATAAATGCAATTAAATATTTGGAAGATAAATGATACGAATTACGAAGATGCATTAATTAAATCAATTGAAAAAACAATATCATATAGTTCTAAAACGCACCTTTTGGATTATAAAAAATATAAATATTCGTTACTAGAAAAATATGTATATGACATTGCTACATTCCACTTTGAACGATTGGGTATAAATAATACTACAGATCATTATGTTGAATTCTGGATAAAAGATAAATATAAATACGGATTACACGTAGATTGTGACGAGTCAATAAGAAACACAACGCATAAATATCCAATAATGTCTTGCATAACCTATTTAAACGAAAATTTAACAAAGCCTACGATGATAACAAACGTAGATATGGAATGTTATAAATTTAAAAAATTCGAAGAACAAACCGAAATATTCTTATCACTTCCGATTAAAAACAAGCAATTAACATTCGATGGGCGAAATTTTCACGGTTCTACTTCAATTAACGATGATTGCGAAAAAGACCGTTTTATAATAGCAATTAACCTGTGGAATATAAAACCAACCGACGTTGAATACTTTAACTCCGACATATGCAAAGAAAATGATACATTTGAAGTGTCAAATGACAATAGACTCGTATACATATCAGCATGCAAAACTGAAATTATTAACCAAAAAGTATGTGATGATACAATAAATTACGATTTTTTTAACGATCTATTATATAATTGCGATGGCGATTCGTGCTATAGATTCAATAAATATACAAAATTAAACAATAACTCATCGTTCATATTTAAATTAGATAAAACCATATCTATAAAACTAAATGACGAGTTTTTAAAAGTAAGACACGGAAACGTAATAGACGATTATATCGCATTAAGAGACAAAACTATAGATTTAAAATATAATCGTTTTCTTCAACGATTCATTTACGAAAAGATGTATACGCCGGAAATGTGTAAGTTTATTATAAGGGAATGCGAAAATTATGCTAAAAAAAATGGTTGGACTACAAAACGACATCAATTTTATCCAACTACTGACATTCCAGTTGATAAAATCCCATCAATTACTGGTATTGTTTTTGAGACGCTACAAACAATCTTATCAAAGATAAAAAGATCATACGGATTAAATGGAGACGGAATTATTCTTGATATTGTAGACTTATTTGTTGTGAAATACTCACATGACGCTCAAAATCAGCTAGACATGCATTGCGATGGATCATTTATATCATTTGGGGTATTATTAAGTGATACTGACAGTTTTGAAGGAGGCGGCACGTACTTTGATGATGGATTAACTACACATCTAGAACAAGGCGACGTAATAATACACAGCGGTCTAATAAAACACAGCGGATTGAAAATTAGTAAAGGAACACGATATGTGCTTGTTGGTTTTACTAATTTAAAATTCAATCTATAAATACTTAATGTAATAAATAATTCCTTAATACATAACAAATCATATATGATATATCATAGCATATATCATAGCATATATCATATATCATATATCATATAACCATATAATCCTCGCGTATCCGGCACTTCCGGCACTTCCGTTGTTTCCGTAAGCGTCATCTGGCTCCAATGCCGCAGATCCGCCACTGCCACCGAAGCCACGTCCCCCACCGAATGCTGAAATTGGTTCCCAATCGGAGGGAATAATCGACACATTTGCAGCTGTATCAGGCGTATTAGCAACTTTTGCAAATTCTGCATCAGCTCCATCATTTGCAGTGCCGCCCAGGCCTGCTTCACCACGAGCGCCGCCTGCACCCTGTGCGTCAGAAGATCCATTCATAATGTAATAAGTAGGACCGCCTGCGCCACCAGCATTACCATTGCCGCCTTTAGTGGGATTCTTGGTATCATTGGAAGTACCTACATTACCTTGTGCTCCGCCAGCGCCAACAACTACATTAAACGTCGTGCCAACTATCGCAGTTTTATCTACCGAGGCATACCCTCCATTAGCGCCGTTTCCGCCGTCACCGCCATAAACATATGCATATTTTAAATATCGGTTAAGTGCCTTACCTCCGCTTCCTCCTCCGCCCCCGCCACCTCCTCTTCCATAAAATCTAAAATGCTTCGCGCCAGTGGGCACAACAACGGCAGAACTAGTACTGTAAAACTTATAATTTGCGCGAACTGTATTTGATATATCCACGCCGTCAATTTGATAAGAAATAGGCAATGGTTTATTTTTGTTATAACTAACATTGTTTGTAGAAAGTCCAATGAACTTAGTTGAAGCGGTTCCGCTATCTAAAATATTACTTAAACCTATCCCTTTGTACTGAAAACCACTCATTACTATATACAAGACAAGTAGACAATATTAAAATTATAATAACTAATTATTATAATTTTAATTAAGAATATGAAGAATTGTCACATTAATATACAATGTATAATACATTTTCTAGTTTAATATATACCAAATCAAATTCAATCTCAAGAGAATTATGCCGAGATATTATAAACATGTTTGAACTAGCAGAAAACAAACATCCAGGAGAACATGGAGGAGGCAATCTAAATACAAATGTAAAGGACACAACAGATTATAATATAACAGACGCTGGTCCAGAATGGAAGGATATAAATATTGTATTGAAAAAAGAATTAGGTTATCAATTAACAAAATATATAAAAGGCTTCTCTGAAGCAATTAATAATCTTAATTATTCACTGTCAAATACAAATAATACGATGGTTGTATACTCAATGCAAGTTCAAAAATACAATAGAGGCGTAGGCAAATATATAATGCATAACGATTATCATTGTAACTGGAAGATTCAAAAAATGCGTCAAATTACATTTATATGGTATCTAAACGATGTAGTTGATGGCGGTGAAACAGAATTCTGGTCTAACTTTCGTATCAAACCGGAAGCGGGAAAACTAGTATTATTTCCTGCACACTGGACGTTTCCGCACGCTGGAAAAATGCCTATATCAAGTGATAAGTATATAATTACAGGTTGGTTTTATTCCGACTACATAACAACCGATCATATGTAACATTAACATAATTATATTTATTTGTATTTATTTAATAAATAAATAAAAATTTATTTAAACAACCGGATAACTGGCACTCAACAGCATGCCGCACTGTCCGTCACCGCCGTTGAATGTCCTTCCCCTGGCGAGCTTAATGAATCCGCCCGATCCCCAAGAAGACCCCCATGAGTTCTTCACCAAGTAATAATCAATGCCGTTCTCGGTTCCATATCCAACCGCAAGAACTCCATGATCTAGAGTAGTGCCGCAAGTTCCAGAGAATACGCCTGACTTGTAAAGCTGGAACTCACGCTGGTCCGCCTCAATTGCAATCGCAACCGGTTGCTGAGTAAGGGCAGCCATCATCTGCGCGTCATCGGACGGCGCAACATCCACATACTTGACAATATCACTCCCAGGGTAAACAGAGCATGTCTTCTTGCACGTCCCAGAATCCTGGGTATCACCAGAGAAATACGGGTAGTCCGCCTCCAAGCAAAGACCATCATTCTTCATAATCCAGCTGAATGCATTATCCATGAGACCTCCATTACATCCCTGGTCGCGTCCGCCATTCCTGAGAGTGTCGCAATCAACAAGCTGCTGCTCGGAGAAGGATACCAGCTCTCCGTTCTTAACGAAATACGCACCCTCAAGCGCTCCAGTCGTAGAGAAACTCCAGCACGATCCACACTGCCCCTGGTCTTTAACCGGCGTAACCGCGCCGGCATCCACCCAGTTCACCGAATCGGCAGTAACATCAACGTCCATCCACTTTGTGGCGCCGAAACGCTTCGGCTTTCCAAGAGAGGAAGAATATCCAAGGAACGCCTTGTAATCAGCGGAGTCCATAGCAGAGAACTGATTGTGTCCGAGAACGTGCGTGGCGTTTCCGCCCGCATTGTGTTCCTGAATAAACTTGTCATTCGCCACCCACTTCTCAAACATACTCACATACTCGCCTTCCTCCACATGGACCCTGTACTCATCCAACCAGGAATCAAAACGATCACCCAAACGAACGCCAGCAACAACCGAAAACACAGAGAAAATGCTAAATAGCTTCATTATATATATATATATATAACAGTATATACAATGTTTCTATACTAGTAAAAATAAAACAATTATTTTATTCTTCAAACTATCACTCATTTGCAGATTCGTACCATTTACACCTTCGCTCATTCAAAACGCCCATTTTTGGGGGTGTTTTCATCAGCGAAAAGCAATGGTTCCATGCGCGTTTCCGATCCGCAAAGGTGTAAAATCTTCAATGGTCCTAATATTATTAACTAACCGCATATTTATCACGAACGCACATTATTGATAACCACATAATGATGCCCGTTTAAACGCCAAATAAATCGCCACCTCCAACGTCACATTCACGGAGTCAATACCTATGATTGACGTTTATACCATATAAATCCTACTCCGGCATTACCATCGTTGCCAGCATTGCCATTACCGCCAGAATTAACGTTTCCTCCGGTACCTCTATTTCCATAATCTGCAGCGCTGCCAGGAAAACTAGCAGGAGCATTGAACGGCGAAGAATCAGCACCAGCAGCTTTGGTATTTGCATCTCTAAAACCTAGAGGTCCCGTATGGTCGTTTGTACCTCCCCCGCCTCCACCCCCACTAGCATTATAACTTACACCTCCAATTGTTATCGTTGTATTACCTCCAGGGGATCCATCAGCACCACTACCGTTAGCAGGGTTACCCGGATGGCCGCTCCCCCCCGCTCCTCCGCCGCCAATACTCATACTAAATGGACTTCCTCCTGCAATTACAATATTATCAGCAGACGCTACAGAACCACCGTATCCTCCAACAGCACCTCGCGCAGAATTATAAGGACTAAAGTTGCCTACCGCTCCGCCACCTCCACCTCCGCCAGCCATCCCAAAAACTGAAATTCGGTTACACCAATTTGGAATACTGCCAGAAGCCGGCGTACGAGTGAAAAAATACGCCGCCTGAACTCTGTTTGATATATCAATTAAACTTGAACTATATTTTAGATCAGTTGTCAACATTTTGGTTGCAGGAGCGACTGTAGAATTTGTAGGAGGTAAACCAACCAGAAACGGTGAAATTGTAGTATCAAGGATGCCATCAATGGACAAATCATTCATATCCGTACCATCAACCTGAAATGGCATATATTATATAGATAATATTTATTTAAATAATTAAACTATATAAAATATTAAAGGTTATATAACACAAAATGCATTCTAATTTCATACACGAGCCGTTTGACGAAAATCCATTTACGAAACGTATATATATAAACAATACATCGCTATCTCATGAATTGTGTAGAGAAATAATAGATTTATATGAAAAAGATAAATTAAAACATCAACAGGGCGTAGTTATGTCAGGCGCGCGACCAGAGATAAAAGACACAACAGATCTAACACTAAATACGGATGATGATAATTGGTGCGAAATAAGAAAAATCTTAATACGCGAATTGAGATATAACATCGATAAATACGCAGAATTAATTAATAATCCGAATGATTTCAAATCATCAAATAATAATTCAAACCATCAAGACTATAAAAATATAAAACCAGAAACTCTTTCAAGTGAAACCATAATGGTACAAAAATATAAGATGAATAAAGGCAGATACGTATATCATGATGACCATAGAGTTGTACAGAATTCTAAAATGCAAAGAGTAATAACTTTCATTTGGTACCTAAATGATGTTATAGAAGGTGGCGAGACTGTTTTCGACGGGATATATAAAATACGTCCTAGATCTGGAAAATTAGTATTGTTTCCAGCTTCATGGACGTTTCCCCATTGCGGTAAAATGCCATTATCAAGCGACAAATATATTATAACTGGTTGGATCTACGGACCATCTCCTGGTGTTTGAATTTTTAATTTATCTAACTCAATTTATTCTAAAAATTATCTGTTAATATTAGCGCATAAATACAATAACGTAATAATAATTTTATTATTATTACTTTATAAATAAAATAATATAGAAAATAGTTATATAAGATTCATAGATATGGACGAACCGATCATATATGAATTTAAAAAATTACCAGATATTACGCTAGATAAAAATAAGTTATACATTTTAGATAACGCGATATTTGATAAAGACGATTTTGGAAGCTTTATAAGTCAAACAACTATTGATTTATTAAAAAACAACAGTCATTTTGTATCATTTATTTGGAATCCCACGCAAACGTCAATATACGATATAAATAAATATAGCGTAGTTAAAACGTTAATAACATGTTATAATGCAAGTATTGATAATCGCATAATGTTAACTGAAGTTGATTACAATAAATATAAATATAAACAGTTTAATAACGAGAAGCGCGTTTATATAACAGAATTATTCACCAACTTGCAAGTAAAATCATGCAGTAATTTCAACGTTATATTAAACGGAGAAGGTCATGACTTATTGTATATATACATAACAGAAAACAAACCAGAAGCTGAGACATACGCAAGCAAACTAGAAAATAAATCTAATACAATTTATAAACCTAGCGATATAACATCAGTTATTAATATATCTTCAAAAGAAAACTTAACGTATGACTTTTTCAATGAACTACTGTACATGAACAATTTAAATACTAGTATAATAAATGAAACATTAAGAATAAATATAGACAAAGGACATATAATAAATCTGTATTGTAATAAAACCATAGATATAAATGAAAACAATTTAATAAAACATATAGAATGCATTTATACTAACAAGATTGATTTTAACAATCGTTTCATAAACAGACGTGAACTTAAAAATGTATTTGATAAAAATTTGTGCGGGTATATAATATCAAATATTAAACTATTCGCGAATAATGATGCAAATAAAGAATTAAATAAATTATCCACATTATGCGAACCGATATCATTTATAATACATACCGCGATACTACCCGAATTTGCAAAATGTTATAATATTCCAGTTGAGGATTACATAATAAATGCAATAAATTTAAAAATCATACGTGATATCAATACCGATGATCATAATATTTCAAAAAATAATAAGTCAAAAGGGATTATGGCTATAGATATAATGCTATCGCCAAATGTAGATTGTCTGGGATTCTCTCGTATATTTAATGACGATACATCAATAACGATGTCAACCGGCGACGCTGTTATATATAATCCCAGACTATTAAAAGACACAAAACACATAAAGGGCAAACTTTGTTTATTATCATTTGAAATTGAAGTTATATCATTGCTTCATATTAAGAGTAATATATATTGATATTTCACCCTTTATTTTTTATTTGATAATTTCTGTTAACAAATAAAAAATGTTATTTTTATAATAATATCTTCATTCCCACTTATCTAGGTCGCCGACTGAAATAGGTTTAAAGCACACATGAGCTTCCCAGAAATACCTGCAAAAGGCCCACTGGAAATCAACCTTCTCTGAGTAATTCTCCCCATATTGCGATAATAGAAATGACCGCGTCTTCTCCGGAAGAAGATCAAATTGTGCTAATGGCAGCACATATGCAAGCTGGACGTTGGGTGTAAATGGTGGGCGAGACTTAGTAATAAACGTTGTATGAAAATCCGGAACATAATGCTGCAGATCTACAAGCAACGGCGGATAGTGATACTCATACGTCCAGCGCCAGTCGGGACAATCTCCACTATAATATTTAAACACCCATTCCAGTCCTTCCAAGTAATTCGTGCATATCTCCTTCGGTTTGCGCTCCATATGCATAAGCGACCTATAGTAACGGTCTTCCCATAACTTCTCGGTGGGACAAATATACTTCTCCTCGCTCCTGTAAATAATGGGTACATTCAATAGCGCGTTTGCTTTGTCTGCATCAGACTCCGTTTTCCAAACGCGTTTATCATGTTTATCCCTTAGCGTGTACTCATTCAAAAGGAACACGTGTTCGTTCTTCGCCAATTCGCGAATGAAGATTCCAAAGTATCGCCACTGTATCTTACCATCATCAATAAAGAACCTATCAGGAAACTTTCCTATATGTTCCACATATGTATTCATCAACGAAGATATCCCGTGCGTCCGAATATTGAGCGCTGGAAAATGTGGGAGGAAATCATTTCCTAACAAGAAGCACATGAATACATAATCGTATATTCGGCGCCTATCGGGGAACCTACAATTCATATCCTTCATAATGGAATCTCCCAATAAACCCATATCAAGAACATATGGTTCATCTGAATCATCAACCTTAATTGCGCTCTTCATAAACTCAGGTGCTTCTCTAAAAATAAATCCGTTATTGAAGAGATGACGATGAAAAATTGCCAACATAATCAAATCAGAATCCAGACCATAAATCATAGCATTTTGATTGAGATCCGGATTGTCACGAATGTGCTTGAAAATCTTATGTTCTCCTTCACCCGTCTCGTTTGATCCGGTAACAATCATCCGTTTAATATTATATTTCTTCTCAGTATTCGCGAATGCGCGTGTCATTTGAGCGGACAGATCATCCATAAATTTCGTACCTGGAGTAATATTAGATGTAGACCATTCAGACGGTCCCGCGCGTTCCACCTTCGCCATGAAAGCCGACTTGTGCCGACGCGTTTTCTGTTGATTCATCTTGGCAAATGGCGCTACACCATCAAATGCGATAATTACCGTATTTGACGGATTAATTTTGATAATATACTCTTCAATATTGGAAATCACCTTTTGGATCAACTGCGACGTATCCTTGGTGTTTCCATTGCGAACTACATCATAAATAATTGAATTACAATCCATATATAGGTTATGGAACTGTGTTTTACTTTGCTTATGATGTTTTAAATTTCTAACAATACTCGGATAGTTCTTGATGACTTGCGAAAAGTAGCTAGGGATTCCCATTCTTACTTAACTACCTAGTTAGGTTTATATTGTTTCAAATAATACTTTGTGTAATTCTCCCTCCGAAGCGGAGTCGGACGAAGTTCCGCTGGAAGATTGGAGCAAGATATTGATATCCAGTTCAATTGTTCTTTATACCGAGCAGTCTCTGCCAGATCGCGAATTATCTCTCTACGCAAGAACTCTAAATGCATCTCATAGTCCGCCTCGGTATAATTCATCTTATATAATTTATATAAATTTTTTTCAATTGTTTGTAATAAATCTTCCCGGTCTGGGACTCAAAATTACTACATCCACGGAGCTTGCAAGAACTTGCCAGAATAAAATATCAAATGCCACATGCAAAGAGCCAATAATAGATGTGCGTCCAAGAGTGTCAATCAGCAACGTGACAATGCATGCCCCGAAAGGATAAAGCAATGCCAATCTCGCATCCGGTGTCAATAAGCCGAATGCATTAGGAACAACAAACTCCATGGAAAGAGCTAGGGCGAATCCGATGAAAATAATAGGCATTAAACCAGCTGACAAGAATCCGGCAACCGACATTGCGATTATCATACTTGCCGTCTTTGCGTCAATAAGTTGCTTTGATTGCTCGGGCGTAGTAAGATTAAAAAAGTTATATAACAATATAAACGACAATCCAGCTGAAATTTCTTGACTGAATAACACACGAGAGTCGGCGATAACTGATGTGAATAATTGAAGAGCAAATTGGATCCACAAAAATAACCTATTATCGTTTGCATATTCGCTGCGTAGCGGATTCAATGTATCACACATTTCAGGTGAAGCGTAACTAATTCCCAAGAATAACGCGGGAATGTACGGTAGATTGGCAATCGCAGATGCGCTGTTACCCGAGTGCGTAGTAATCGCAAATGGTTCATCAAAGAAATAAATTTCAGGGGTTGATACAATGTCTACGTAACTGTCATTTGTCGCAAACCAGTTATAAGTGGCTGCTGAAATTGACAACAAGACTAATCCGGCATATAAGTTATATAATGTCTTGAATTCTGGACTAGTGAAAATCATTTGAAATTCTCGGTTAAAATCAATTTGAAATGTTGAATAATTACAATCGCGCGTATCATCTTCATTGCTTTCACTTTCGCTCTCGTCTTCATCTTCATCTTGATCTTCCTTTTCGTTATTTTCACTATCTTCCTCATCATTCTCATTTACTTCCTCATCGTCCTCCTCTTCCGTTTCGGCATCATACTTACTAGTATCTTCACCTTCGGTATCATTTCCAGTGGTAACATCCTCATCCACAACAACCTCTAAAACGTCTTTCTGTTCTCCATCGCCCCAAACTAAGCGCTTGATTAAAAGTGCAGTCATAACTGTATATACAGAAAGCCGACATTTTATATGGTTTCAATAAAGTATTTTCCAGTAAAATATATAATATAGAGCGTTAATGTATAAAATGAGTGTAAATACAAAGAAAAAAGTCCAAATAACAAAAAATAACATATCAAATGACAACGACCAGACAAAAATAGCCGGATTGGTAAAGGACAGAATTTATCGTGCGAGAGAAATTATAACGGATACAATAATATCCGTGCAATTATACCGAAAATACAATATATTTAGTAATAGTGAAGTAAACATATGTATCACTTCGCTTAGAGAATTGCATAGCAAAACTGTAGAGACATTTGAAAAGATTCAGTCAGATTCAATAGAAACAATCATAGATTCACTTCAATTAATAATAGACAAATTAACGGCAATTCTATCTACATTCGGAACTAAGTGCGTAGACGATATGATCTACATGACATTTGGATCTAGTTTCTTAGAATACAAAGGAGAACCGGAATTAGCTGCAAAATTCAATCTGATACGAAAATACATACACCCAATTGGGTTCAAGGCTATAACAAATGCCAATCATATAAAACAACAAACAAAATGTTTATGTAGTGACAAAATAACCGACGAAATAATTCCAATGGAAAGCGCGCCGCAGTTTGAGTGTTTTAACTATGATATTAACGTTTCGTCTTTCCATCAGAAGGTATGGGGAATCAAAGTTATCTTTCGTTGCGAACATTCCAAGAAGACAATCATAATGTCAGGTATTGTTGATGAAGTGAATCTTGATCTATTAGAGAATGTGTATGTTAATTCCAGAAAGAAATACATATTGAGTAATAATGCTGGTTGTAATGTTGATGTTCTCCAACGTCAAATTGATACAATGACGCTGAAGGACATCCTGATACATGGAGACAATGACGTATACAAAAGAAACGCCGCTATCACTGCGCTGGCTAACGCTACGCTAACAGATAAATTAGAAAAGACTATCAAAAAATTCACGTCTATGGAAGTATTCGAACAGCGCAATACATTGATTGATTTGCTTACGTACTGTGATGATGGTGAGTTAAAGTATATTACATATCTACTTTATGATGTTATAACAGTATCTAATTCGGATTCCAACGAACAGGCCATGATATATGATAGTTTTCCTTGGGCTGTGAAACGCTACTTCAAAGATGCGATGAAATACACAATGAATTATACACACCAAATCACACAGAAATACGACGTTAATCGCGTATCATTGGAACAACAAGTCTATGCAATGCGTGCGCCAGAACTGGTAAAGGAGAAGGCGATCGCGAAGTTGAAAGAAGTGAAAAATAAATCAGACGAGTCTAATGGAAAGGCGAGACAGTATCTGGAGGGTCTTCTTAGAATACCATTTACTACATGCAGGGAGGAACCAATATTAAAGTGTACTAAATTAATCAACTCGGATTTTAAGAAGTTGACGGAACTTGCAGCGCATGTTATGGAGATACCAATAAAAGCCAACTACACTAATGCGGAGATATACAGTTATATCGCGCGTATTGAATCCGCTATAAATGAACGTTTACATAATATAGACTACATAATTGATACCGCAACCAAATCGCAAATCAATAATGTTATAGAGTACATAAATAACAAGGACATCAAATGGTACAAGTTGAAAACCAAACACGCTAAATTGGTTGAGATAAAGAAATTTATTGAAAATGGTTCCGTCTCCGATAAAATTGAGATACAATCGCTGATAAAGACAGATGGTATAAATTTTAAACGAATAAATACAGAAATTACAAAGATAAAAGGCGGACTAGATAATTTTCATAAATCACTCAAAACGATAGATGACGTGTTTGATAGTTCCATACACGGACAAATCCATGCGAAAACTCAACTTAAAAAGGTGATCGCACAGTGGATAACTGGGGAGCAAAAAGGACATTGTTTTGGATTCGAAGGTTCTCCCGGAATCGGAAAGACATCTCTGGCAAAATACGGATTAGCGAAGTGTCTGATTGACGAAGATGGCACTACTCGGCCATTTGCATTCATTGCGCTTGGCGGTTCTTGTAATGGATCTACGATAGAAGGACATGGATTTACATATCTAAACTCTACTTGGGGCGCAATATCAACCGCTCTAATGGACGCGGGATGTAAAAATGTGATAATATACTTTGACGAAGCCGATAAGATATCCAAGGAACATGGAAGCGAAATAATTGGAATACTTACACATTTGACAGATACTACTCAAAATGACGGTTTTCAAGATCGTTTTTTTCCCGGCGTTCCACTTGACGTTTCCAAAGTCCTTTTTATATTATCTTACAACGATCCGGAATCAATAGACAAAGTTCTATTGGATCGTATACACCGAATTAAATTTGAGAACCTAACAATAGAAGAGAAAATAGTGATAGCTAGAGATTACATGATACCTGGCATAACAAAGGATATGGGGTTAACTGATGCAGTCATCATGTCGGATGATATGATAAAACAAATAATTACACTATTTACTATGGAACCGGGCGTTCGTAAATTAAAAGAGATCCTGTTTGATTTATATGGAGCAATCAATTTAGAGTTACTGCAACCATCCGATATAATTATACCGATAGTAATTACAAACGCATCTATAGATAAGTATTTGAAGAAATACAGGAGAATCGCAGAACAAAGAATACACGATAAACCGATGATAGGAATCATCAACGGATTGTATGCAAATTCATTAGGGAATGGCGGTATCATACAGATTGAAGCGTCGTTTTTTCCAACCAGCACATTCTTGGATCTGAAACTTACCGGATTACAAGGAAATGTAATGAAAGAAAGTATGAACGTCGCGAAAACTCTTGCGTGGACGCTGTGTCCGCAGAACATTAAAGAAAAAATACTCGCATCATTTGAAAATAATAAAAATGAAAATCATGGCATACATATGCATTGCCCGGAGGGAGGAGTAGAGAAAAACGGTCCATCGGCCGGAGTTGCATCTGCAACTGCCATATATAGTTTACTTACCCAACAACCAATATGCAATACAGTTGCAATTACCGGCGAAGTTGATTTACGAGGTAATGTAACGGCGATCGGCGGACTTGAATACAAGATAACTGGAGGAATACGCGCAGGAGTAAAGAAATTCTTGTATCCAAAGGAGAATAATAAAGAATTTATAGAATTTAAGGAAAAACATCAAGTAAATGATAACATCCAATTTATAGAGATATCTAGCATTCACGACGTATTCGCACATGTTTTTATCTAGATATAAATTATAATATGCCTGGATTTAACATATTTTCGTTGTCTTATCTATTTTCAAGATTGTCTCCATTTATAATCGTATCCTATTTCGTTCTACAATCTATATTCAATCAGAATTTGAAGGGGGTATTTTACGTGGCAGGGGTTCTATTTGCATGCTTCTTGAACTTTTTATTTGTAACTGATGTCATCGGTTCTCCAAACGGAGCTAGCAATCCAGTTTGCAATATAATTGAAGGTATGCCAGAAATGCCAATCGGTCAAACCATTTTGGGATTTACATTTGCATATTTATCTTATATAATTGTAGTTCATAAGTTAGTAAGTAATAATGCTGGTACATTTATTATATTCCCGATATTAATAATATCAGATCTGATTTGGAACTATAGCAATGAATGCGCCAAACCGATTGCACTGCTTGCCTCACTGGCGTTAGGTGGCGTATTCGGAGTGTTGTGGGGTATGATAATAGACAGAATTGATCCAGAGCTCCAGTTCTTCAACGGAATAGGAAATAAAGAAATATGTAAACGTCCGTCCTCAACATTGTATAAATGCAATGTCATACCGAATGCAAATCTAGCAAAGGCTTAATAAAAAATTTTATATGAATATGAATATAATACATATAAAAAACTTACACAATGTCAATAGAACCACTGCAAGGCGTGAGCTCGATATTAATCTTTGCAATGGAATACTTGACAGCAACGTCTAGCGAATTCGCACCACTATCATATGTGATAGCATCCAGAGTGATCTTATTCTCCGCTAGTGCATCGTGGGTACAATCACCAACAACGCCAATATCACGCAAAACTACCTGAGAGTCAGATACGGTATAATACTCATCGGCGCAATTAATTGTGAAATCGCCAGAGATGGCGAAATCCAGGATTTCAGATGACTTGAAAGTAACAATGCCGTTAATAGTCTCTCCAAATACCGTCTTGGATCCACAATATTTACCAGTAGGCAACTGCCCGAGAGAAAGGATAGCAGAAATAATCTCGTAAAATCGCATTTTTATAATAACATATAATATCTTTATATCAATCAAAATGTATATTATTCTGATTAAACCATTCAATAAGTGCTTTTGACAGTTGTTTTCGGAATAAGTCATCGGCAATCATGCCTGGTGCGCGATAAGTGTCATTGAAATGCACTATAAAATGAGTGAAAATTTTGCGTGTATTAGCAAGCGAGTACTTCGCATCCAATTCCTCTCTGGGAAATATTGGATAGTTTTTCTTGGCATTTACGATATTATGAAATGTATACAACATCATCTTTAATTCTTCCTTTGATGAAATACGACTAAAATTTATGGAATCCAAGTGTATCTTCGCGTGCTTCGCACAGAACGGACAAGGCAAGTTCGTACACACATTATAAATATGTTTGAGTAGATCGCCACGAACAATTGCAAAACTTTCAGGTTTTACCTTTTCGGCTACTGTATGCAGAAAGAACCATGTAGGTTCTCCCCATATCATTTGTCTTTTAATTGGTCCTTCTTGTGTCTGCGTTGGAATTGGCGGTTCTACAGGTTTAATAATAGGTACCCGAATGCTCATCGGCATCATTATACCACCAGTATTTAATGGCAATGATCTTCTGTTTTTCCCAAACATTATTTTTATATTTACGTTATATATTGTATTTCCATAAATGCGCTAAATAATATAAATATATGCATATACTATAGTTAATAATGGATACAAAAGAACAATTGATTAAGGCAATCCAAGGATGGGTGCGACTAGATAACGAGATACGTAAATTGAAAAAAGAAGAACAGATACGAAAAGACGAACAGAAAAAGCTGTCTACAGATCTAATGGATATTATGAGAAAAAACGAGATTGATGAAGTTGATATTAATAATGGGAAGTTGATCTATTCCAAAAAGAATGTCAAGAAACCGATAACAAAAAAGGCGTTATTAGGTATACTATCTAAATTTTACAAGGGTGATATTGCCAAAGCTACAGAAATAAATGATTTCATAGTTGAGAACCGCGAAGAAGTAGTTGTAGAATCAATTGTTCGTAGGATTAAGGATAATTGATAGCCCCATTTTTGTGTGTTGCTACAATCTTCGGATTCTCTACTCCCTTAAGAATATCCTCCGTACTATATACATTATTAAATTTATCAATATGATAGATAATACCATTAATGTCCTCTGCGCGAATTTCCACATTATGCTTTGCCGTTTGGGTAGGCTGATCGTCGGAACCCATTAAACCGTGAGGAGCTCCCTTGAAATGCGTACCGCAAAACTCACAGTCGGTCTTCCTCCG